AACAGTGAACAAGTATAGTGATTTTACTGAGTTCGGAAAACAAGTTTGCAAAATCTTCGAAGAGTATCAAATCAAGAGAGCAGAATCTTTCGAAAATCAACTACAAAAATTACAAAATAATTAATTATGTCAGAAAAATTAAATGTTTCGATTATACTACCTATAAAGTCCGCAGTTGTTAGAGATTTCTCAGAATTTTTTGGTAAAGCAATTCAATCTCTAAAGAATCAACAATTACCTATAGATGAGTTAATTATTGTTCACACTCAAGAGGAATCTCTTATAAAAGTATTAGATTCCTACGACTTTGGTGATCTCAACGTGAACAAATACGTATGGGAGAAAGAACCCAATTTTTGCTCTCAAGTAAATTATGGTGTAGAAAAAGCCAAGAACCCTTGGGTGTCTTTTTTTGAGTTCGATGATGAGTATTCCTCTATATGGTTCAAGAATGTTGCAAAATACATGAAGGCGTACCCTAATGTTGATGCATTTCTCCCAATCGTTGTAGATACGAATGATAAAGGAGTGTTCCAAGGATTTACAAATGAAGCTTCTTTTGCGGCAAACTTCTCTCAAGAAATGGGGTATCTAACAAATGAAACACTCAATGATTACACAAACTTCCAAACATCAGGTATGGTTTTGAGAAAAAACTCAATTCAAGACTTTGGTGGATTCAAATCTTCAATAAAACTTACGTTTATCTATGAGTTCTTACTCAGAATGACATATAATTCGGTTACAATTATGTCTATTCCAAGATTAGGATACAAGCACACAAACTTAAGAGAGGGTTCAATATTTTGGAATTATAAGAATGGAGAATCAATTCTTACAGATGACGAAGTTAGATTTTGGCTACAAACCGCCAAAAAAGAATATTTCTTCGTTGACGATAGGTCAATAAAATACCAAACAACGAATGAATAATGATCAAGATTCTTTCTGGTCAAACAGAAGAAACACTATCAAAAAAAAGAGGTAGAAAAACAGTCAAAGAAAATTATTTCGATGTAAGAGAAGAAACAGCGGTTCGAAATTTCCTCGTCGCTGAAACGTGGCAGGAAAAAAACAAAATTTACAACGAATACTTACGGGCTCCTCTCGATAAGATGATTTCGTCAATAATCAGACGATATAGATTGTATCGTAAAGACATGGATTTTGTTGAAATCCATGTCGACACACATTCGTTTTTAATGACGAAAGTGGACAAATTCAAGCCCGCAAAAAACAAAAAGGCTTATTCTTATTTCGGTACGATATGTAAGAATTATCTAATGGGCCAAATAATCAAGGACCAAAAAGAAACTAATAGAAAGGTGAGTTATGAGGACATTTCCTCATCTCTTGAACAAAGACCAGATTTGATTTATAGAATCGATGACGACGTTTCAGACGTAGAGGGATTGATAAAAAAATATATCAATGATCTTAAATTGTTTATGGATTCAGAGTCTCTGAGTGATAACGAACAGAAACTCGGATATGCTTTGATAGATATATTTGAGAACTACGAATTGATTTTCTCAGGCGCTGACAACAACAAATTTAATAAAAATGTGATATTACTATCACTCAGGGAAATGACAAATTTGAGTACAAAAGAGATTAGAAGTGCAATAAAACGATTTAAGAGACTCTACCTTTTCACCCAATCTAAATTGAAAATTTAACTGAAAGTATTTATACAATATGCCTCGTCCACAACGAAAAGAAATAAATTTTACAAAAGAATCACTTCTGTCTCTAATGCAGGAAATTTACAATGAACTTGTGGAACAAAGAAATACTGCAATAAGAGTTCAAAACAAAATGTTGTCTTTCATGAAAGATCCTGAGGATATGCAAACAATAGGACCTGTGATAGAAAAACAACAAAAGATTATTAATGATTGTGTTGAAAAAAAGTTAAGCCTTTCGAAACTTCAAGCTTCGATATGGGAGAAGTCTAACAATCAGCAAGAGAGTTTTTCATTGTCTGACTTGGACGACGATTTAATTCAAAATTTAATTCAAAAAGAAGTGGATAGTGACGAGGGATCGTACAAACTGTAACCTAAATGCCCTCTTTAGATTTAAATAATTCCTACCAAAAAGCTCAAGAAAAAATCAAATCTCTGAAAACATTCAGAGAGGTTTCTGACGCAGCAAAAAATCTTGAAGCTTCAAATCAAAAAATACCGTTTGATCAATTTGATAATAACCTACTATCTCCACTAGAAAAACTCAAAGAACAAAAAAAAAGATATCAAAGACAAGGTCAGTCACAACTACAAAATCTTATGAGTCTTGCAAAAGAAAATGCTGGATCAGGGACAGGTTTTTTGGGTGATATAAAAAAGAAATTTTTAGAGGCATATACAAGATGTGAACCAAAAATTAAACAAATCATGGATAATGAGATGTTGAAAGCTGTGGGTTGTGCTCAAGAACAAAAATACAATACATCTTCATCCATTTTCATTCCTGTTCAGGTAATTGATATATTTGGAAAATTAAAAACAGATCCTAACTCTAGTATAGGTAAACTTCTTTATGAAAAAAATACTCCCATTTTCGGAGAGTTCCCTTTTTCCATGAATAAAGAACTTTATAACAGAACTCAATCACCGGGTCAGACCTTTTCCTCATTTTTTGGAAATCCTTACTTAGGTTCATCACAACAGAAACTTTTTGACATAAGTTATGTTACTCAAAACGCTAGAGGGGTTACTGGTGATTTTTTCAAAGTCAAACTTGAACAAAGACAATCCCAAGGTAATGTCGGTGAGTTTCTTTCTGATTACATGTCCACAATTAGGATTATGGACTCTACTAATATCATGTCCGAAATTGTGAACCTTTTGACAAACGCTGTGGATATTAAAGCAACAATCGGCTCCGGAGATATAGAATCAAAAACTAAATTTGGATTAATTGTCCAAAGAGTATTAGGTTTATGTTTCGATAACAGAAAAGAAATTGATGTAAGTGGTATATCTAAAGTTGCTGAATTGGACGGAGTCGATGATTCATTTTTTGAGATGACTGATGTAGATAGGGCATTTATTGAAAACAAAATTTCAAATATTCAATTACGGTCTTTAGAATTTGTTGAATGTAATAACTTAAAGGTAGAGGTAGATTACAATAACATTGTTAATCAAATGTTGGATGCTATCAACACGGAGAATATTGATGACCCGAAAGTTTTACAAGCCAACATCGAAAAAATTATCAATTCTACGTCCGATGATCCTTCTTGGAAATTAAAAATTCCGAACGATTTTAATGTAAAGTTGAAAATAGATGAAGACCTTTTATCAAAAATTCCTTTGGCAATCGTTGCAACGGTGTTGTCTCCAAAGGTACTACTACCAATTTTTATCATGGCAATATCGATTGGTAATGAATATGTGGCAGAATTAAAATCTTTGGAAGAATTTTTAATTAAATTCAAAAAATTCTTCATTTCTTTCGTATCGAAAGTTGGTTCCCTTTTTGTTGAGGAACTCTTCGAGATTATAAAAAGAGATTTATTAGTCCTCGTTCAATCTGTCTTAAGAGATATATCGAAATCTAAAGTTATGAAACAATATCAGATGATTGCTTCTCTTTTGGAAGTTGTTACTGCAATAGCTATTCTCATCGATGATTACAGAAAATGTAAATCTCTGATTGATAATATTTTAAGTATACTTGGTATTATTCAAAGAGGATTGGGATTAAAAATACCATACCCACTGATGCTTTTATCTCCTCTTCTTGGTGGAACCACTCCTGAGGGTACAACCATAAATGTAATCGAACAATTACAGAAATTTGGTTTACCAACGGGTCCAAATGCTGATGGGACTCCTAATTTTGGGTTGATTGCTGAGTTGGCGAGACAGACAGGCCAAGAAATATCCGAAGCGTCCTCAGGATACGTACAAGTTGCAATACCCCCTGATATTATTCTACCATCAGGAAGACCAGGACAATTAACTATGAGCGGAAAAAAATTTTAATATGAACTTTGAAGAAATTAGAGAAAGCATTAAGGATCTGAAAAATACGCCAAACAAAAAAATGGTTGATATGATGCAGCATCTTAGTTTAGAACATGAAAATATAAAAAAAGAAATTATAAATTTGACACACTATTTCGATAAGGTTGAGGAAACATATAATTTAATTTTGGAGGAATATGAAAAAAGAACGTGATGATTGACCCTAATTTGATATATTCAAAAATACTATTTCAAGCAAACGTCTTTGATGATCAAGACCCACTCATGCTTGGAAGGATCAGAGCATCAGCTCAAACAGATAATGTTCAAGCGATTTACAATGCAATTCCTGACTGGAATGAAATTAATGATCCTTGGACCACAAAAGACCCATTTGTATTTTTACCTCTTTTACCATTCTTTATAAGCCAAACTCCGAAACCAACCGAGATGGTTCAGATTATTTATCAGAATCCTCGTATTCAATACTCAAATCAATTTTACATTCAAGGTCCATACTCCTCACCCTTGCTTACATCAAGGCAGGATAACCAAGGGTCAAACAGTATGCTTGGTACAGGTCTTCAATATGAACAATATCCATCTATAAAGGACAAATTCACAGGGACTTACAAAGATGACAAAAGTAAGGGTGTTTTTCCAGAACCTGGCGACAACGCTATTCTCGGTAGAGGAACTGCTGACATGGTGTTGAAAAGTAATGAAGTACTCCTAAGAGCGGGAAAGACATTTAGCACAAACCCAAGGGAATTTCCTGTGGCATACAATAGACGAGCCTTTATACAATTATCACAATTCAACCAAACAAAAAGACAAAACGGATTCAAAAAATATAAAACACTTCTTGAAGTCATTCTACCTGTTAAATACTTGATAGAATATACGTTATACAATCCTGAAAACAAACAAAACGTTTTTAATGGGGAAATCAATATCTTCAAATTTCAAGGCGATGTTCTAACAAATGATGAATTCAGTTTATCGAAAGATTATAATAATACTGTTTTGTCGGAAGTCATCAGAATCGAGAGCTTATCCATGTCGGATGTAATACTTAAAATTAACACAACACTTCAGGCATATAATAATAACAAGGATACACCTTTTTTCTTCAGACCTAGTATTACAATATCAAAATATCTATCATCCACTGCTCCAACAACAGATGACACCTTGACCAACGTATCATTCTTGTATACACAAGTTTTACCGAACCCTACCGCTAGTGTTACTGGTTCAGGTTTAGTATTTTTTAAAAACGCTTATGGTCAACAATTCTCCCCCAAAAGGGTAGTAGAACCATTAATTGAATATACGTCAGATCCTCAGTCGATTTCCACTTTGGGCGGTGATATTTTGTATTTTTTGTCACACAAATCACAAATACCAGGAAAACCAATTATCAATCTTGATGGAACTTTATATGGTATTGATCAAAACAAATTTGTGGACGAGATAATAAATAGCACATCAAGTAGTGTTAGAGGTGAAGAGTTACTCAAGCTCCTAAGTTTGATTGTAAAATTTTTGGTTGGTCATTCACACCCTTATCATCAACTCCCCCCAACCACTATTGCCACAAATGGGACTTCAGTTCAAGATATCCTTCAAGAAATACAACAAGGGTCTCAAAAAATTCTCAACAGTAATATTAGAATCAATTGATATTTATTGATAAAGGTTGATGTCAATTTTCAGATCATATTTTAGCAAGAACAATACAATTGTCCAAAATAATCTTGTGAATACAGGAAGGAATCCTGTCATGCAATTAAATTTTGGAACAAGTCAACAAATTTTACCTCCTGCTGGTTTTTCAAGATTTATATTTGATTTAGATATAACTTCTTTGACTGAGAAAGTTCAGTCGGGGGAGATATCTACAGGATGTACTAGCGGATACACAGGAATCACTCATACCTTGACAATGACAAACACATCTTCATTTGATGAGGAATTACTCAATGGTTTCATGTCAGATGGTGCACGAAGAGCTACATCATTCGATTTGATTCTTTTCAAAATTCCCAAATATTCAGGAAGCACAGGATCCCCACAAAATTGGGACGAGGGTGTAGGCTATGATTTTTATCCTTTCGCAATGACACGAAACTCTGCAACAGGACAACTTTCACCGAACGTAGTTTTTACAGACAAAGCATTTTCAGAAAGACCTTCAAATTGGAGTGCGAGAACCACAATTGAAAATTGGTCATATCCTGGAATATATGACAATAGTAACTCACAAATAGGATCACTATCGGGTCTAAATTATTCAGCTCTTACAATTATTGATATACAGCATTTCGAGTTCGGAGATGAAGATATCAATTTTGACATGACCAATGAGATTAATTCTATTTTGAGTGGAGGAACAACTGGATCTACAGGTTGGGGTATTGCTTACGTGCCTCAAATTGAAAATATTACTGGCCTGACTGAAAACTATAGTGTTGGGTTTTTTTCTAGACATACACAAACTTTCTACCAACCATATCTGTTGACAAACTATGATGATTTGATTGACGATGATAGAAATACATTTACTAAAGGTAGGATCAACAAACTCTATCTTTACGTATATCAAAATGGTGACTTTGTTAATTTAGATGAACCTCCAACGGTTGATATTTTGGACGCAAATGGTGTGGTGGTACCTGATCTAAACGATCTTACCACTTGTTTGGTAACAAAAGGAGTATATGAAGTATCAGTACCAAACTCTTTGGGATCATACTCAACACCTTGTATATTCTACGACAATTGGTCAGAGATAATTCTCGACGGTGAAAACTTACCCGCAGTCAAAAATCAATTCGTTTTACAACCAATCCAAGCAAATATAATAATTGGATCTCAATCACAGGATCCATCTCAGTTTGGTTTCAGTTTTTACGGTATCAATCAAAATGAAAAGATCCTAAACACAGACATTAGAAAAGTTGGTGTGGTGGTAAAAAAAGCATATACTTCCAACACTGTACTACAAAACGTTGAAGCTTACTATCGTATCTATGTCATGGAAGGTCAAACGGAAGTGCAAGTACAAAACTGGACTAAGATTAACAGAACCCCTAATGAATTTTATTTCATATTTGATATGAGAGATAAAATACCAAATGAATATTTTGTTGACATAAGAGTGAATACTAACGGAGAGAAAGATACTTATAAGAAACAATTACAATTTCAAATCGTAAATAAAAAATAATGGCACAGAAAATAGTAAAAATATCAGAGTCACAACTAAGTGATATAGTAAAAAAAGTCCTCCAAGAGAATAGAATGGAAAATTACATGACTTTTTCTAATTTGGAGCAAATTAAAAGACAAGCAGATATAATATTGAGTATGGATCCTGACATGATTGATTCCATAATTCAAAAAGGTCATGATTGGGCTGATGACCATATTAGTGAAGCTAAAACAAATATGGATCAAGTTTTTGATTTTTTTATGAATCATATGAGAGTCGAGGATACGTACATCGAATACGAGGATCTTCAGGAGGGAAGGAAAAAAACAGGTACAAAACTTTGTGCCAGAGGTAAAGCGGCGGCAAAAGCAAAATTCAAAGTTTACCCTTCTGCTTACGCTAATGGGTATGCAGTGTCTGTTTGTAAAGGAAGAATAGCAGGTTTGGATGGTAATAAGCGTTGCTCAGGAGTCTATTGTTAATGATTGAATCTTTCTTATATTTGAATAATGGAGAAAAATAAAGTTGTAGGTTTTTTACCGAGACTTTTGTATCGGATATTTTTAACTCTGAAGGATAAATTTGATCCCAAGCCACTGATTACTAGTGAGGAAGAATTCGCGTGCGAAATAAGTTTCAAGCTGATTACACATCCAAGTTCAAAATTAAGTTTTTCTCCAATCTCTTCCAAAAGGATCATCAAAAACGAATCTTTGAGGATGTACATATTGATAGAGAACCATACGATACATATTATCAATCACACGTATAGTTATACTGTTTATGTACAAAGCACAGAAAACTTTCAAAAACTGAAATATTTGTTCGATGAAAATTTAGAAAAAACAAGAAACGAACTTGAAAATGAAATTAGGCAGAACATCCAATATTCTCTAAAAACTATACTATCGAGGTTGGATTGATTCTCTCAAAACTTTTTTGATTATTTGTTCTAAACTCTCTTTCCTCGGTTTATACGAGGTCATTACAGGCTTCTGACCCCTACCTGTTTGAGTATCCTTCTTCTCCGCTCTTCTTTTTTGAGAACATGCAGATTTTTTCTGTGAGTCAGACATTCTTCTTGCAACCCCCATGGCTCTACATTTTGGATAAGATTTGTCGTCAGCTTGAGGTCTACCACAGGGTGGATGTTTACCATTTTTATCTCTACGGCAAATATTAACCCAAGGACCTTGTGGTTGTTTACTACCCTTTGATTTTTTTTTAGTTCCAAACCAAACGGCTAAATCTTCTTTGAGGATTTTTTCAATATCTTTTTCTTCTTTCATGTCAAACTTTTTTTTGTACTTTTTAACGGTTTCAGGATTATAACCATGAATATTATCACCTTTATCACTTTTACTATTAGAAACTTTTTTCAACATATTTTTAACCTTCTTATAAAACTTTTCGTCTGTATCTATTTGTTTTTGATTTTGACTCATATCCCCATCGTACGAATCGTGAGAATTTTTGGGGCTAACGTATTTGGAAACCGCGTTAGTAAATGGTTGAAGACTACTTTTCTTCCAATCTTCAGGACCCATAATTATTGGTATCTCATATCTACCAGATCCCTTCGTCCTTGTTGTCTCATTTAGTTTTATAATCATACTCTTATATTATAAATATTGAAATAAGAAGATTATGACAGGAACAACAGAATCATATTTTTTATTTGAGACCATTCAATACAAGGATAATAAGTCTTTGGGTATTTTTCTTGACAATCTAAAAAAAGAACAAGCACTTATGATTGTGTCAGAAGCCCTGAGACACGGGTTTAGAAACGGTCTATTCGATTTGAATGAAAGTGAATCGATATCAAGATCATTGAGGATACTCGAACAAAATTAGAAAGGGCTATTTTCATAAATTCTGATACTTGTAGACAAACTGGTCTTGGAAACCAAAGTTGTGGGGTGTATCCGTTCGACTCCGACCACAGTTAATTGCAATTACATCCCTTTAGGACTATTATCTTTATCCTCTCAGGGTATATCACAAATTTATTATTAGTGTCTTAAAAAGGTTTAAAACCATATCTAACTGTTTCTTATGACAATACCTGTATGATGAAACTGAAATACTCTTATATTTTTAGAGATTTTTTTTATTTTTGAGCAAATTTATTTAATATTGCACAAAATAATCTTATGAAAAAAATTATATTACTTTTATTTGTATGCCCTTTATTTTTCATAAATGTTGCTGCACAAATAAAAAAAGAAAATGCTCCAGTTCTAAAATACGTTGATTCAATTATCGGAAAGCACGTGACCTTTGTTTCTTGGTACAACAAAAAGGACACGATTAAGGTAACACAATTAAGAATTTTTGATTTTGAAAAAAAGATATATTTAGATTACTATGAAGATGATATCAAAAAATTGTATCCAATCTTATTCAGGGGTTTTACAATTAAGGTAGATACTCCACTTAGTAGTGCCGACTGGAGCTACATTATAAATCTTGATTTCATCCACGCCATCTATTTTTTGAATAGGACCTATCTTATGAACTCCTTTCCCCATTTCGGAAGTAAGGATACCCCATGGGAAATATTCACCTAAGTCTGACAATAATCTTTTCTTTTTACCCGACCTGTCAAATCTATTGAAAGCATCCATATATTGACTATTAGACAAAGAAGAGTTGGGTCCAAAAGTATTTCGGAAACTTTCAGATAGTCCCCATTTCTTCATTTCATCTAATGAATCAATTATTCTCGAATCATTTGAATTCAAACCTGTAATTTTATTATCACCCATTTGAGCAGGTAAATCAGCGTTACCAAATTTCGATCTCAAAGAGGTGCCCAAGAAAATCCTATAAGGATCAGTATTGAGACCTCTAAATAATGTATCACCATAAATCTTACCATTGTATTCAAAATAAATGATATCAGGCATATTAATAGTTTCAATTGTAATATAAACAAGACCCTCTCCTCTATTCAACTTCCAAGGAACTATTTGAGTAAAATCTAAATCAGCCATCAAATACCCACCTTCATTTTTTAGCGGTTCCGTATTACACAAAAATTTTGTTTTCACTACTTCTGTAGTTTTAGAACCTGAACCCGTGATATCAAAATTTACAAACTGCTCTTCTCTGTATTTTCTCTTTTTATCGGGGTTGTTTTGGTCACCTCTTTTATATGGTGTTTCCCCTATTTTTACATGATCAACATCGGGAGGTATAGAAATAACAAGTGTGCCTTTTTTTACAAAATAAGGGAATATTTCTTCAAAATATTTTTTTATGCTTCTGGCTCTTTCTAATGCCAAACTCCCTTTTTTTTCGAATCCTTTCGGATTTGTAACTTGGGACTCTCCCGCAGATACATTCACAATGAATTTATTAGCATCAGTTTTATCAATAAAATCTTCGATTTGAGGTTTTAATCTTTGAATCTCTGATTTTACAGAGGGTGAGTCATAAACCCCATACTCGAATTTGTCTCCGAGCTTCTGTGTTGGAAAATATTTTTCTTCCGTTTTTTTGTCGATACCAATTACAACCTCTGTCTGTTCTCTCAGAATATAATGATTTTTTGTTGCGATTTTATGTAAATTTAAAATCCTTAGAACTTCATTCGAATCAATATTCAAATTTTGTTTTATCATGTTTATAAATATAAAAATAAAAAAAAAAGGGTCCCGAAGGACCCTTTAATATTTTGGTTAGACCATATTATCTTAACTCTCTCAAATCAAATGTTCTAACTCCATCAACTGTGATTCTACCATAGAAACGGTTGTTAACCATTTTCTTAGCGTATCTAGTCATGATACCCTTGATAGGTGTGAAGTTGAATGGGTTATACATTGTTGGAGTAAGTTGTAAAGGTACATATGGTGCGTAGATATAACCTGTGTCAAGTAATGATGTTCCTTTATGACCCAATAACACTTGGTTTGCTGGGAAGTAAGGATCTCTATAAACTTGATATCTACCAGAAAGAGAACCAACTCTTTCAATACCCATGTTGTATTGATCTTGCTCAGGAGCCGCGTTTGATACGTGGAAATATTCCAAATCATCAAAAATTGCACTGATTTCAGAAGATACAACGATCCAGTTAGCACCACCTCTTAGAGTTGATTTGTGGATCTGAGCTGAAATTTGGTTGATTGCTGTGATAAGCGTCTGGTTCCAGTCCTTTTGTGTATAAGGTACTGCATTGCTACCCAATTGCTTCCATCCGTTATAGTTCCATCTTAAGTTCCAAGCTGCACCTTTTCTAAGGTCTCTTAGGATCTCTCTATCGATTTCAGCTGCAACTTGCTCTGATAATAGAGCAGTTAATTCAGCTTCAGCATCGATGTTGTGGAATGCCGCAACGTCTTGAGCCAATTCAGGTGACCATTGAGCTCTTAGTTTTCTTTCAGTTACAGATACTGTTACAGCCTGTAGATCGAAAGAAACCTCACCCAATCTGTCTTCGAATTCCATTTCTTTGTAAACTCTATACTTACACTTGAATGCTTGGTTGTAGTCTGTGTTCACTGTTGTAGTGAATCCAGAATAACCATCAAGTGAAGAAGAAGTTACTTCACAAGGAACTTGAAGATCAGCTTCAAGATAAATTACGCCATTAGCATCGCATATGTTGTTGTAAGATCCACCATTACCTGTTGAAGGGAATGAAGTAGTTGCTTGTCCACCGTATTGTACAATACCTTGTCCGTAAACCTGAGTTACAACTCTGAATAATACTGGTGAGTTAACACCTGAGAATCCATTAGCGGTTGCATTAGTGATTGGAAGAACTTGTAAAGAAGATAAGAAAGCTTCAGTATCTTGTTCGTTACCGTCTGGTCCGATCAATTGACCTTGACCTGCACTGTTGAAACCTGAGAGTGCCATGATTACTTTTCTGTAAGTACCTGCAACGTATCCTGATTGGATTAGAGCACTTCCTGCAGAATTCCATACTTGCGTAGAAGCTGTAATGGTCTCTGCCGAAAATGTACCTTTGGAATAATCGAATAGACCTGGGGGATCCAAATCTGGTTCGTTACCCTCATAGAAAAGATCATAAAGATCTTTATCGTATTGGTTGTAACCAGCATTTTGTGATGACGGTCCGTTAGGTGCCCCAAACGGTGCATAGTGATCACCACCATTTGTAGGTAATAATTCATCCGGAGACTGATATCTCTGAATGTGAGGTACGAAGTAGAACAACTTACCAATTGGTAGGTTCATAGCTTGTACTGAAACGATATCGTTAGCTAAAAGTTTAGAGAAAACTCTTCTAACGATTGGGAAAACTACAGTTTCGAAAGAACCTGATGAGTCAGTTGTAGCTGCTTCATTGATCAAATATGATGCTTGGTTTTCGAAAAGCTGAGCGATGTTTTCCTTTTGGTGACCTTTAAGACCCTCTAAGAATCCTAATTTGTCCCATTTGTTGATAGTGTCTTCCTTGATAACTTTAAGGTGCTTAAGACCGATGTTACCAACGAGACCTGATTCTAATAATGCTCCCATTTTTTATTTTTTTTTGTTTTTATATTTTATTATCCAATCTTATTCATAAGATCCTTAATTCTTAAGAATTGAGGTGCTTCGTAAGTCTTGGTTTCTATTAGATTTGTTGCTGACCCAGTAGATACAACCTTTTCGATTTTACCAACTGATTCGTTGATAGATTTAGAAGGTGTTGTTTCAGTTTGTGACAACTCATCTTTTAGAGTTTTGTATAGGTTTTTAGATTCTTTCAATGATTCAACACTATCAAATCTTCTAAGGATGTTAATTTTTTCCTTTTTAGTTGTAGTATGTTCTGTGAATAATCTAGTAGCGTAAGCTAAATTTGAATTGAAGATTGCAACTTCATTTAGTTTCGATCTGAAAATGTTAAGTGCTTTTCTGTACTCTTCATTTTTTTCTCTAAGTTGTTTCACTTCTACTTCAAGGGATTCGTATGTGAGGTTTCTGTTATTAGTAATACCTTTTCTTAGACCTCTCGAATTATCCGCTGATCCAAACCCGTAAGTTCTAGCAGCTTCTTTGGTTTCTCTTTTTTCGAAACCAGCATCATCTCTACGAGCCTTAGTGGTTTTAAGGTTTTTCGAAGCAATTTTACCATGCTTCATTGATAACCTTTCATCCTCTTTGTCTTTGTATCCTTGACCTTCTTTTGTCTCTGCTTTAACAACTTTGGATTTTCCCTCCATATTTTCACCTTTCTTGTATTCAAATTTAGGTTTACCCATACCAACGCCTTTTGTTCCTTGCTTCATTTTCTTTGGTGATTTGTATTCAGTCTCACCGTCATATTTGAAGTCAGGTTTTCCGATGCCCTTACCTACTGGTTTTACGGCCATCTTAGCCTCTTTTACTCCGACCTTTTCATGGTCGTAAGATTCTTCAGTTGTGTCAATGTCGAATTGCATTTCTTCGTCTTCTTCTTCAATGTTATGATGCATTCCTTCATAGGTATCCTCTTCGATTTCTTCAATCTCTTCCTCTTCCTCAATATCATCATCTTCCTCAATATCATCATCTTCGTCAAGACTAATCTCATAAACAATTTCATCAACTTCTTCGTCTTCGTTATCATCCTCTTCTAAAGAATGATCGGAATCGAAAAGTTTGTCAACGATCATGTCAATGTTTTCATCACTTACAGTATTCATGTCGGGTCCATCAGAATCCACATCCATGTCCTCCTCCATGTCATCTTGTTCGACTGTTTCTTCTTTCATAGATTCTCCTAATTTAACAAGGTATTCAGCGTCCTGATTGTTATCAGTAATATGAATATCATTACCATCTTTTTTAACGATGATTCCATCTTCTTCGCCCATTGCTTTAAAAATTTTAAGAATTTCTTCGTCAGATGCTCCTGTTAAGTCTATAGGACTTTCAGAATCCATATCCATGTCCATCTCAATGTCCATGTCCATTTCATCTTCATTATCAACCTCAGTATCCATTTCATCTTCATCAGAATCCATTTCATCATCAGTATCTACTTCTGAGTCTAAGTCAACCTCATCTTCATCGTCTTGCTCCGATAGAGATTCTTTTACTAATTGCCCGATTTCTTCTTTCATTGTAGAACGAAGTATTCCTTTTGCATTCTCGGCGATTGCTTGTTCAACATTTTTCATTTGAATCAACGCCTCTTCAACAATTGATTTATTTTCTTGCATAATAAATTGTTATTATTTTAACTTATAAATAGTGTGTTAATTGAAAAAATTTCGTTTTACGCTAACACAATTTGAGTTTTTTGAAATCTCTGTATTGTTGCGTCAGGATAGTTTGAACTGACCCAACTCAAAACGTTAGATTCTGTTGTATCAAACACGATAAGACTTCTAAAAGAACCTGAATCATTTAGTTCCACAGTAAAACCTGAACCGGTTGGATCATTTTTCACTATTTCTACCTCGTACTTGATTAGATTATATTGTGCCAATCCAAGAGATTGTGCCAAATTTATACCATTTTGAATAGTACCGTTTTCAATCACTTTTTTTGGAGAATCTGATATAGGAGAAGTTAATAGGATATTCATAATTTTTTTTTATAAATATCACCAAATAAAAAAAGTGGTCTCAAACCACTTTTAATTAATTACTTCATCAATTTTACTTTCAGATACCGAGGTGATCCTCCATTCATTTGAGAAACCTTCGAATCTATTTGTAACTTTAGCTTCAACATCGGTTACCGAAAAACCTTTAACAAGTTTTTCTTCTTTGATTTTTTTAATTTTTCCTGTGTTTTCATCAGGTAAATCATAAGTAATTTTTGCAACAAAAAATTTTTCGTTCATGGTTTAGAATTATCTATCTAAATAATCGGTGAGTTTTTTCATTAAATCAATAGACTTATTTCCTTCAATTTTTACCTCAGTAATTTTCTCCTCCTCTAAATTTTCTTCATATTTCATTCTATCTTCAACATTCGGGAATAAATATGCTCCTGGTGTTGACGGTGATGAAACAAGATCAAAACATATTAGTTCGAAGTCATCTTGTACTTCATTCCTCTCCCCTATTTTTTTCAAGGATCCAACGCCACGAGATGATACTCCCATAGTGACTCCTTGTCTTAAAAGATTTGCTGCGATATCTCCTTTGGTGGACACAATGCCACTCTCATGAAAACCTGGAGATGTTAATAATTTTAATTTACCCATTAAAATATTACCTTCCCACCATATGTCAGTAATTATGTGTGATACTCTGTCAAGATCAATTAACGAAGACTCAGGGTGATTTAATTCAGAAGTTGATAGTCCTTTTTTGATTGTGTTTTTATATTTTTCTGCCTCTCTCTTTAGTATGGTCTCGGGATAAAATCTTCCATTTCTGTTAGCTGTATTATATTTTTGGAGTACAGCATAAAATTCGAATGGTTTTTTGTAGTCTCTATCTTGAGCTTCTTTCAAAATAGATTCATTCAACTTATCTAATGGAGATAGATATCCAGCATCATCCTCAATCAAAATTCCTTTTCCTGTTTCATGTGGTCCAAGTATTTTATATTGTTTCATCAAAACTTTTTCTATAAATATACTTCTGACTTTGATTTTATAATATCTCCGTTTTTGGTTAGTGTAAAATCAAAATAATTATTACTTTTAAAGTTTTCTGAATTTATCAAGGATACTAATTTTTTTACTGAGTCTCTGATAATATTTGATTTGAAATCTATTTGTTGTAAAGTGAAAAGATTAATTTCCAAATTGAGGAATGATTTTTTTCCAAATACGATTCCCGAGGTCCTGAGATCCAAATCTACAATTAATTTGTCCTCGAAAATTTTTCTATCAAGTTGGTAATAAATTGTGTGTTTGATTTCTCGACTAAAATTACATACAATTCTATTCCAATTATCAGATACGATTTTGGGATTGACCCATGATTGTATGTTTATGTAAATTGATTTTAATTTTTTTGAATCTACTGTCCCATAATTTACTTTGAGGGATTCGAAGTTATTAATTTTTGAGGTTTTTCCTTTCTTCATTTTTTTTCATATACAAAGTTTATTTGTTTTTTAAAATATTATGAAAAAAGGTTATAATTGTCAAAATTGACTTTTTGAAATATATGTTAGTATGTTAATTATTGAAATCGGAAGAAACGATAATATTGAAAAAGCTCTCAAAAACTTGAAATCCAAGGTAATAAAAACAAAACAACAAAAAAAACTTTTTGAAAAAAAAGAATATGTTAAACCTTCAATCAAAAAAAGAGCACAAAAACTTAAGGCGATTTACAAAGAAAAAATGATCAATAATTAGATTGATTTTTCAAGTGATTTAATCCTAACAAAATTCATCTGATTGAACTCTTCATTCTTTAATCTATCTATTGTTTCTGAAATTTTTGTCTTAAGTTCAAACTCATTTTCGCCCTCCAACAGAGTTTGAAGTTTGTTTATAGCACTTTCTTTGATGGTTGTGAACTCTTTCTCCAAATCATTTTGATTTGATTTGATTATTTTAAAGAAATCTTTTTTGGTAGATTCATCCATCGTTTCGATGTAACTTTTCAAAGTCTGATTGGCTACTGAAACCATAGATGTTAATGGAAGATTGATTGATTCTTTAGAAACATTTGGAGATTTGGTCAAATTTGAAATTATATTATTTTTTGCTGAGACTCTTTCAGAGATATCAAAATTTTTTGTGTAAACCAAAGTATCCAAATCTTTGTATTTATTTTGAATTTGTTTAGAGCTAGATTTTGGTAATTTTGCTCCTTTTAATATAGATCTTATCAAAGATATACCTTCCTCGATATATTCTCTCGCATCTTTTTCGGACAAAGACTTTTGAGAAGTCAGATCATCATACAAAGAGTACAGTTTTGATAGAGACTTATTAGTTAAGATATTAGTGTGGAATTCTTTCATCACACCTTTGAAATTTTCAGAATCTTTATAGGATTCAATCAAACTTTCTTCAATTATGGATTTAACCTCTCCAAAAGTCATGGTCAATTTTTTTTATAAATATTAGGAATTTAGTAAGTCGTCTAACTCTTTTTCAATTTCTCCTAAATATTGTTGGCCATGACTCAAGTCCAAAATTGTTTTACCCTTAATCATGTCCGAATCGACCAAAATATTCATATTGTCGAATCGTGATTCTGGTACTGTTGGTTCTACTTCAGGTCCTGTTACCTCAGGTGCTGCGACATCTTCAGTTGGAGGTGGTGTCGTTTCAGAAGGTAATGCCCCCAACGCAGGTTCTGATACCTCACCACTTGGGGTTGATCCAGCAGTGTCGGTAGATCCAGTTGTTGATCCATATAATTTATCTATATTGTCAAATATTCCTGTTTTCTGTATTACTGTTGGTGTATTTTTTAATTCTTCACCAACTGCTTTTTCAATTCTTTGTTGTTGTAAGTCAAGTTTGATTTCATCGTCGGACATCCCCAAAATATGTTTTTTAGCCCATGTTGAAGATACGGGTTGAATACCGTTACCAGGATCGGACACCGCATCTTTATACAAAAGAATTTTTTCTTTCCAAACATCAATTTTCAGAAGATCAGCTTGAGTAGATGGATTTGTTAAACCTAAAGTGAAATTGGCAATCTCTTCCTCAAATCCGTTTAGAAAAAGATGTATGATTGCTATCTTATTCAGCTCTTGTAACATACTCTTTTGAATTCTATTAATTGTGCGTGCGAAACGGATATCTTGTAATGAAAGGTTTTTACCGTCACCAACAACTTCTTCAAATCCTAAAAAGGCTTTCGGAACTCTAAGTGCCGTCAATAATTTCTTTTGAATATATTCAATGTCGGCTATCTCTGCGAGGTTCGCAGCACCGGGTAGAGTATCGATAGGTGAAGGAGCAGCCGGATCTCTTACAGGTACAAAGTAGTCTTGGTCTACAGCCATCTGATTAAATCTGAGATCCACATTACCTGTCTTCTGATCTAAAACTTGGTCTCTTTTGAATTTATTAGCAACACGTTGTACATATGCTTCAACGTCTTCGTCGTTCATATTTCCAACAAAAACTTTGAAAATTCTTCTTTCAGGCGCTCTTGATGTACGATAGATTAACATCGCGTCTTCGGAAAGTAAAAGTTGTTTCCAAATTCTTCTTGCTTTTTCCAGCATGGAGGTACCATATGGAAGTTTCCGATCATCACCCAATAATCTGAAGTGAGCGATTTCCCATGATTGGAATTCCATGTTCTTATTTTTCCACTTGAAATGTAATGCCCTTTGAGCTGTAGGATCCTCAAGTGATTGAGCTCTTTTTTCGTGCATTCCTGCCTCAACCCTTTCGATCTCAATATTAGGTAATTGTTGGACTCCGACAACCCCCTTTTCAGGATCTAATTTCAAATAGACAAAGTTATCACCATACTTACATGTATTTCTTGTCCACATAGGTAAGTTGGTGTTTATATCAAGTGTGTTATTGAATAAATCTGCTAAGACACTTTTGATTCTCTTTGACTCAGAATAAATTTGTAGAATAAATCCGTCTTCATTGGTGGTTGTAGATTCTTCAGCATATATGTCTAAAGCGGCTGATATCTCAGGAGTGTACTCCATAGACTCGTAATCGTATACTGAGGCTAATCTAGTCGGTTCATAATACACAGCTTGAGAATACAAATTATTCTCAATTTTTGCCCATTGATTCGATAAATAGAAAGTTTGTTGTGCTTGTAACTTTTCCTTCTCATATTGAGCCTTGTCTTGTGTTTTTAACAAAACTTCTTTGTCGAAATGAAAGGTCGGGTAATCCTGATTAAGGAGTGCGTTAGGTCCAAATGCGGCGGAAAGTCGTTGCCATACCGTTAGGTTCTTATTATCCATTTTACAATTTTACTTATTACATAGATAATATAAATAGTTATTTGGCTCCAAATAACCACCCGTATTTTCTGTAGTCTTCCCTCGACGCTTCGTTAATATATCTTGGATTTTGGTTGTTTGAAACAGGAATATGTGGATTAAAAAAATCAGATCTTATTTTGTTTTCACTACGCTCTGTATGCCATGAGTCTATCATAATTTTAGTTTGTTGTACAACTTTTTGTAAATTTTGAAATGCTGTATCCCCAACATAGATTGCCATTGCTATGGACATTAATGCATCGTCATGATGACCCCTTTGATGGTCAGGTCTACCATTTACATAAATAAATTTACCCATTTCATTTAGGAGTCTCTCTGACCTTATTTTAAATTCATGCCTCAACGCTTCCTCCAATGATGCTATTATCTGTACCCTCTTTGCATTGAAGTTGATACCTGGTATCTTTTCGTCTCTTTTCGGATCCCACTTGTATTTGTTTCTCTCTGTCAATCCTTCAACATAGAGATTTTTATATCCTAGTTCTTGTAGTTTTCTTGCTGTAGCAACACCCATCCCACCCGTCAAATCTGTGACTATCATGGCGTTATACATTTTTCCCCACTTATAAGCTATTTCTGCTAAAACGTCAGGAGGAGTTTTACCTACATATTCAAATACTTGCTCTCTCGCATCAAAATCAATGATTTGTATACAAGAAAAATCCTCTGAGTCACCTCTTGAAACGTCTACACCCATGATGTACCGGTGACTCATTTCAGGGTCTTTCCATATCCAAAGATTACCTGCCATCATTTTACCGTCGGGTTCTTTCACATCATTATCTTTTATTTTTGTTAAAAGATTGGAATCAAATACATTGTCGCCTGATCCAAGGAAGTTACACTCAAGTTCCTGAGCTACTTTTCTCTTGTCATATTTAAGTTTTTTTACCATTCCCTCAAACCATGATGAACAAGGTTTATAACCCTTTTTAATATAATCTTTTACTATATCATAATTCCTTTCATACGGATTATCTACTTCCAAATTAACAACTTCTGTGTTTTTGTAATTTTCACGGTTTAATAGATAGTCGGTAAGATCCTCACACTTCACCATTTGTAAATCCCTATTGTACCTTGGATCTTTATACCAAAACAACTCAGTAATCTTGAAAGTATTCATGTTTCTCATTGATTGTTCATAAATTTCGTAATATATCGGGTCATACCCATTCGGAGTGGAAATTACAATCACTTTTCCTCCTGTTGAAAGTGAGGCCATACAAGCAGCCCAAAAATCATCATCGGCCTCAATATAAGCGGCTTCGTCAAATATTAATATTGTTGGTGTATATCCGCGAAGAGCGTCTTTTGAAGTTGCAACAGCTTTTACTTCACAATTGTTTGTAAATTTGAAATGTCTTTGTGAGTTTTTTTCTATTGAAAATCCAACACCTACCCAAGCTGGCCATTGTTCTGAAAAGGATCTGACTTTGTTAGCAAACTCAACAGCAGTATCAAGTTTGTTTGCTATAATCAAGATTTTCTCAGGGTTGTTTTTTTTCGCAAAAACTAACTTTTTTGAGGCCCAAGCTGCGGTCACGGTGGATACACCCGCTTGCCTATACTTCAATGCAATATTTTCGTTAAAGTTATCGTAGTCTTCAACCAAAGTTATTTGATCAGGAAAAAGATCCAACGGAACAAACTTTTTAACCGTATTGTCAAAAGTTTGAAGATAGGTTCTCATCGCATACGGAGTGTTTTTCATACACTTCGTTACTTCAATAATTAATTGTTCTTTTGTCACTGAAAATTATTTGGGTCTCGATATACCCAAACTTCCTAAGAAATCGTCTAATCCGTCTTCATCATCCCCGTCCTCAGATTCAATATCATTGTCTTCTTTGTAATTTTCAAACTCTGATTTCATGTCCTGAGCCTCTTTCATGATTTTTTCGAACTTAGCGGTAGCTTTTTGGTTTTTGGATTTGTCCTGTGATATTGCGTCACCGATTATTTCCAAAAATTCTCTTGCTTCGATTTGGTATAACAAGATGTGGAACCAATTTATTAATCCTTTATTAGATTCATCAAACATTTCATCGGGAAGTGAAAAACGAATTTTTTCTACAATTTCTGGCCCAATTCGAAGTTGCATTGGTTCATTTGCTAAGGTATCAACTTGTTGTTGTACCTTTGTACGCATTTCAGGTTCCTTTGGTAAACCATGTCTTCCTTTGGATTCTTCGATACCTTTTATGATTTCATGGCATAAAATTGGGAATATCAATCCTTGTGCTTTAATTACGGTATCAATTTGAGATTCTCCATCATCTTCTTCACCTTCCTCACCGCCATCCTCATCATCGGGATCTAATTCAACTTTTCCAGCAACACCAGTTCCTGTTTGGCTCATCATTTCAATCATACTCTCTGAGGTAAAATACATGAAATCGTTTACCGCCATGATTGCCAAGTAGAGTGAAAACAATTGTGGGTTGATGCGATCTAGGGCTCTTTTAACTGAGGGTTTTTGGAAAATATAATGTCCCTTTTTTGCAGATCCTTGAATTATAGCATTGATGATGTTTCTCTTGTGTTTTTCCAACTCTAATTGTTCGGTATCCGTTAGATCTTCAATATCAAAAGATTGAAACTTTGGTTTTTCTTTTTCTTCTTCTTCATCTTCTTCATCTTCAGGTTC